ACTCTATAAGAATCTCTAGACGCTCATGAGTTTTATTAAGATCGTCAAAACGTCCACACCAAGATGCCACTATACCGTCACGCTCAATACTACTTTCCACTGATCCATTGCCTGAATCTTTTATAACCTCCACTGGATTCTTATACACGTATATAGAACATAGTGAATCTGAGGTGGTAGTCTTTCCTTCACTAACTGGATCTACAGAAGCATAGTATGTACCAAACTGAGGATCTTTAGAAGGTCTTTCGTATATACATATTACACCCTCTTTATCTTCTGTCTTTTTAGATAATGGAAACTCCATAATAGGAATCTTTCTAGACGGTTTATCTATAATCTTACCCTCATCGTTACGAGAGAGTTCAAGATATTCCACTGGATACTCCTTATCTTGGATACGCTGCATTTGTTTAGCAACTAGATGTGGAGGGAACACACTTACCTTACGTGTCGCAAAAGCCTCCTCAAGGGTCCTAGGATGCTGAGAAATGGTAAGCTGGTATGCTCCTGGATCAAGATCCTTCTTCATCTTCTCAAACTCCTTATCTAGGGCTTCTAAGGCTTCTTTTACTAAAGAGTTACCATACTGATCTATATAAGGTGGCATAGACCATTGTTCAGGAATAAAAAGTCCTATTATACCTGGAGCACCATCTTTATCTATAAGATTACTTTGTACACCATAAAATCCATTTTCTTCTGGATGATAGATATACTCTTTCATTGGTTCACATTGATCAAGATCACCAACTGATCCTGCTGCAATAAACTGACCTGTGATGATATGTCCAGACTTAAGTGCTGGTTTCATAAATCCATAGGTGTCATTCATCTTAGGAGCAATGCCTCCTTCCTCATGAAAGAAATAAGTTACAGGACCACCGACACCATGTGTTGGATCTTTTTCAAATGAGTATAAGTTGATAGTAGATTTTAATCCTCTATACGTATCACGATTGTTAACTCTTACTTTAATCTGCTGGTTCCACGCCCCCACCTTATCAGGCTCAGCTGGTCTATACCATGCAGTGTGCTCATTTAAGAAGTTACGATATTCATTAAGAAACTTCCAAGATCCTTTTTCATTGATATAGTCTTTAAGACTAGCTCCTATTTTAAGAATAGCTCCTTCTTCAAATACCCATTGGTTAATTAGTTTAGCCATATGGAAATAAGAAGATGCTATCTGACGTTTCTTTAGTATAATAGCATGCTTATAATGTAATTCAGCTAAATGCTCATATAGTGCCATATGATACTGTGCATCTCTCACCTTAGCAAAGTCAAATCTTTTTTCTTCTTTATCATATATAGGTAAAAAGTTTAACCACATGTAGTAGTCTCTACTAATATACCAAGTACCATTTACACTCTTGACAATTATACCTTTACGACACTTAGCTTTTTGGTCATCCCAATAAGTTATAAAGTCTTTACTCTTTACTGGAGCTGGACAATAGTATCCTTGCTTATGAAACTTACGAGCTTCAATATTAAAGATTTGACTAGTCTCGTCAAAGTTATACTCACCCGGTTCTTTAAAAACAGATAATAAAAAATCTCTAAACTCTTCTCTACTATAAAAAGTAGTTACTGTCCAGTGATCAATATTATAAGTGGGTACTTCTATAAATATGTTAGGTTCCAATTACTTAGTTGAGGTTAATTTATGTATGTCAATCACATCCCCTTTACATTTATGTAGTAAATGTAAAAGAGTGTTAAAATCTTTACTACGTAATACGCCATCCAGTTCACAATTGTCCCAATATTTAGTATACAAATCTCTAGGAATAGCATTCCATAGTTTAGTGTAAGGATTAAAATGGAAAACCCAATCATGCATATAACCATCAATATCTGATAGAGGGTCAACTGCTGCAAACTCTTTAATTTCATAATCTGTGTAAACGTCTTGTACCATAGTTTTATATTTAATAAGTTTAGGAAAGCAGAAGATGGGTGCGTGGACATCTGCTTTTACGACTGGCATTTCTAACCGATCACGTACTGCCCTTTCTACAGTTAAGAGTACGCCATTCCAGTCAACCTAATATTGCTGTAGAGGATGGATTCGAACCACCAAGGTGAGATTCAATTGATGACAGTACGCTTGCAAGCTGGTGGTCTACCCCATATCATCAATCTATTTCTTTATCACCGCCCACGAGACAGGTGGGTGCGTATGCCAAGGTCATAACTGAGACAACCCAATTTCGCCACTCTACAATATAGAGGTGAGTACAAGATTCGAACTTGTGTGAACGGTTTTGCAAACCGCTATATAACCACTCTACCAACTCACCCTATTGATCATATGCCAATCTCTGGCCACCTCTTACAGAAGATTGCTGCTCTTCTTGTAAATCTCTATACACTCCTTTAAAACTTTGTCTCACTGCATCAAACCTTTCTGCTATGCGTAGTAACGCTGTAGCAGATCCATCACGTCCTGATGTAGGTTTTTCTGTAGCCATAAACGTTGCCATATTATCTAAGGCAATCTTGATTCCATTGTATGCTCTATACGTAGGAGTCTCATACATTTTCTGACAAACCTTAAGTGCAACAACTATTGTTTCATCTTCTCCTGAAAAGTCACCATCCACCTCAACTAAAATAAGTTCTTCCTTATCTTGTTCTGGCATATCAAAGAACGGATTTAGATCTGGACTAGGGCAGGTCATATAAAACAAATATGCATACACCTTCACTGCTTCTTCGCCATACTCATCCATAATCTTTTTTAAAGAATTTAGAGTGTAACAATGCTCACTTGGAACAACCTTACCATTCTGTATATCAAATAATCTTACCATTAGTTCCAGTGTTTATTTTCCCTTTCAAAATAAAAGGTGAGGTCTTGTTTAGTGTTATCATAGTATTCTGCTACAACATCACTTTGAAATCTACTTCCTATATTTTCATATAGAGAAGCTGTAATAATATTACCAGTCACCTTATTTCTAAATAACTTAGTAAGCCATGTATAATTACCTCCACGAATAACTCCCCCTTCTACTAAAAGATAATATTTATAATCATCTTCTGAAAACTTAAACCAATTGTCTATATCTTGGTCTGCTTTCCTTACATAGATGTGTTCATTTTCATCAGGATAGGGAACGTGTATAGGTAGTATATCACACATATCTCCATCTTTGCTTAGATTATGAGCAAGGTGCATAGCTACTGTTGCAGAATAGTCAGGACTAACCATCACTAAAAGAGTGTTATCAGCTGATACATCAGGGTATTTCTCAATAAGCTTATTAGTAAGTGTAACAATAAGCTTCTTTTCTTTAGAAGCAGAAACAAGTAATTCTTTTCTCATTAATGCTTAGGTTTTAACTGTTCTCTATTGTCTTCTAACCAATGCAATAAGTTTATCACCTCACTCTTCATATAAGGAATGTTATACTGAACAATATCTTTTACTATAGGATTACCAGTTGTATCTAACGCAGTGATTGGATTACCAAACTTATCTACGCCCACTGTTTCAAATAAGATGTGATGAATGATTAAATTACCTGGTTTTAACCTAGGGTTGTGCTTAAGAATAATATATAAATATAAACTTAGCTGTAGTGTATAGTGATTTAGATTACAATCATCTAAGTGAGTTAAAGGACTAGCCATTCTATCCACCTTACCATCCCAGCTAGTGTATCCTTCTGTTTTAATTTCTTTGTTAGTCTTGTAGTCTGTAATATGCACTTCTCCATTGATCACTTCTACAAGATCTGACTGACCGCATAAACCAGCAGATTTTAAATAAACCATGTGTTCTGGATAAACACCATTGGTAAGCTTTTGTACTGGAGCTTGTTTAATTCCATCTGTTTCGATGGGTTTAAATACAGGCACCACTTCCCCATGACGTTCCATCGTGGTTAGTTCGCACAAATCTTTTTCTCTACAATTATGATACCAAGTTCCAAGGTCTGTTGCACGTTTAGCTTCTGATGCCCATGCATCCTTTATTTCTTCAGGTGTCATGCCATACCACTTAGACTTTTTAGACTTAGAAGATTTAGCAGCAATAACGTCTGACTCAAATGGCTTTTTAAAGTTTGATATAAAGCTTGTTACAGAAACCCAGTTTGTAACATCTGTAGCATCTATACTTCTATACTTGTGGTTTTGTGCTGTGAAAACTATCATAGTCCTAATTTTTCGTTTAGTTTATCTTCTTCCTCTTGTGTCAACTCTGCTTTCCAGTGCCCCTTTGGACATTCTGAACTTAAACTTCTTGTCTTTAATGCAAGACAGCATCCGCATCCTCCTAGTTCTTTATTACAACAAGGATCGGTGCCAGGAACCATGCAGCCACTATCTGATTCTGTATAAAGATCACAGAAGTGACATATACTTAATCTATGTTTAGCAATCTCTTCAACATCTTCTTTCTTAAATATGGAATTGGTTATGCCCTCTATAATCTGACCTTTACTCTTCCATATTTTTATTATGTTTTCTTTTAGACTCATGAGATTTATGCATTTTAATAAAGTCAGCTCTTTGCTTTTCTTCTGTAATAATATCCTTTAGTATTTTCAGGTCAAACAATGTTTCTGCTGTTTTAAATCTAGCAGTCATTTGCTGTAAACCTTTTTGCCTGTTGTTCTCTTCAAACTTTTCAAGCATCTCAATCTTACTATCTATCTTCCAATGCTTTGTTACAAAATCACCAAGATTTGTAATATGCACTCTAGAATGCTTTAATGAAGATAGATTCTTTCTCACCTCTCTCCAATAAAAACCTACTATATTGTTTATAGTTTCTTCAGATAGATTGGCTTCTTTTGCCACTTCTGAATATAGCTCTTTAGCTTTCCGTGGATGCAATGCTTAAGAATTTAAAGTCTAACAAAATATTACCAGTAGAATGCACCTTTAGTTCTGGGTTAATAAATATCTTTTTCTTATTCTTTCCTTCTTTTTTAATTAAGCCTTTCTTTTCAGACTTAGTGAGACAGTTGCGTACCGACTGGGTACTAGAGAATATTTGCTTATCATGAGCTTTATTACAAAAACTTGTAAGTTCTTGATCTCCTTCTATTGCAAGAAGGGTGAGACAGTCTAAATCAGACTCACTCACTTGAATGTTGTATAAGTAGCAGTGAGTTAAAATTTGATATTTAACTATTTGCCAGCCACTCATCTTCACTCGCTTATCTACTTGGTTTACTATTGCCATTATAATTCTATTTTAAAACTCATGTAATCTTCTCCAGTGTCATTCCAGTTTTTATATAAGAGCACCGGGGCAGCACT